CTGGTTTTAAAACCAATTTTTGGTTGGAATGTATCTTCACCAACTGCACGTACCATTGTTAATGGAACGTATGGGCAATAGAATAAGCCAGCATCGTATGGGTTAGTACCCTTATATCCTACTGTTACATAGTTTTGTGCAGCGTACGGATCGATGTAGACTCTTGTTCTACCGTTTAAGGTACCAGCAAAAGTATTACCTGTGTCATCAACACTTAATGTTGTGTTCATTGCAGGTGTATAATCTAACATACCAGCTGCATGAAGTGCAGATGCTACATCAGATCCACATACGATAAAGTTTCCTTTACCTCTACGTGTCTCTTTTGCGATGATGTTACATTCTCTTTCGATTTGTAACACTAGGCCTTTAAACTTCTCCACTGACCATCTACCATCTGCATCTGTCTGAACGTTAAAGATACCGTTGATAGCTGTGTTGGATTGTAGAGCACCAGTTTTAGCTTGAGAGTTAATAGTTCTGATAACTTCTCTATTGATTTCAGCTAAGATCTCAGTTGACAAGATGTTTGCCAATTCTGTCTCAGCGTCAAGACCGTGGATTGCTTTAAGGTCTTGAGCTAGTTCTAAGCTGTATTCAGCTTTAAGAGCTCTTGACTTAGCAGTCACAGTTGCTTTTTCAATAGTGAATCCCATCTCTCTGAAAGATGAATTTCCTGTTGAACCTAATTTCTCAGCTTCAGCAGTTGACATACCTGTAGCAGTAAGAGCTGTAAGTCTGTCATCATCCACTGTGCCAATATTGGCAGCAGCAGTTACGCCAGCCTGTGAGTCTCTTAAACCTGATACGTTATCAGAGTCGTGAGTTCCGCCACTATCGCCTGAAAACTGAGTTTCAGCTTCGTTGAATAGTGCTTCTCTATTACTTGTATTTCCTCCGCCATATCTTGACTTCATGGCAAAGATTAATCCTGTTGGACCAGACATTGGCTGCACGCCACAGATGTCGTATGCCATTAAGTTTGGCATAGCACGTCTTACGAGTGCAATTAATACTGGATTCCAATTGGATACAGATGATGTTGCGTTAGCTGGAGCAGCTTCTGTAATCATTCCTTCTTCTCTAAGAGCGATTTCCTGATTCTCAAGAACTGCAGCAGTAACAGCTTTCTTGTGATGATCGGTAATAGTACCAGCTGACTCTTCGTTCAGTACTGGGGCCCATTTCTCAATCAATCTATCGTATGATACTGTCATTTAAGACTCCCTATTTAGTAGCAGTTTTCTTTATTGCTTTGAGGTAAGAATCCATTGAACTAGATGTTTCCATTACTGGACCATCATCATCTTCAACGATATCTTCCTGTGATTTAGTGGTTGTAGAAAAGTATGATTCTTTTAACTGAGCAACTTTTTGTGCAAAAGTTTCTTCATTATCGAAATCAACGTTTTCTGCTAGACCCTTTAGCTTTTCGACTTGAGTTTCAGCTAAATCTTTGGTTGCCTCTCTAATGATAGACTCCCTCTTATATAACTCTAACTCTTCAGCCATTGATACGGACTTTGCAATTGTGTCATTGAGTTGTGTCTCAAGTTCATCAACATTGTCTGCGAGTTCGTCAACCATGTCAACTTTATCCTCTGGCACCTGAATGTGTGACTCAGTAAATAGGTCTTTCAACTTATTCATAAAGTCCTCAGCGATTTCAGTTCTTAAACCATTTTGGATTGCTAACTTGTTGTCTTCCATCCAGCCTTCAACTACGTAGTTAAGGTAGCTGTCTACTTTCTCCACAAGGTCCTTCTTGGTACTTTCAATCTCTTCTGAAAGTTCCTCGTTATACTTCTCTTCTAGTCTATCAATCTCTACATTTATTTTTGTATTGATTGCAGCTTCGAAGATAGTTTCCGCTTTCTGCTTGAAATCATCAGACAGTGTAGCTTCCTCATTGACAAGCGCTTTAAGATCATCTTTAAAGTCAACTTCGACTTTAACTTGATCTTTAACTTCGTCCTCTGCTAATGCATCGCCTTCAAGTTCTGTACTCTCTGGCTTATAGGTATACATGGACATAATTGATTTCTTGTCCATCCCTTGCATTTTACCAACTATACCAGCAATCATACCGGCCTTAGTCTTTGGCATTGGATCTTTTTTAGTGTTGTCACCTTTACGCTTTGGAGCGGATCCGGTAGCATCACCTGCTTGATCAATAGAAGCGACTGATTGAGCTTCAGCATTTTTAGGATCGTGTTTCATTTCAGAGATTTCCTCTTCACTCTCTTGGAGTTCCACGTCCTGATCTTCTTGATTTATATCAGTCATACTTGACTCCTTATTTTGATTTTAATATTGAGAGGAAATTCTTAAACTCACGTACTTGTGTCTCATAGAGATCAGCGCGTGGAGCCTTTTTAATTTCAGTCTCCATTTTTTCAATTGTTTGAGCTTCTATAATACCGTTATTCCAAACCCATTCTACACCTTCCATTATCCCATTAACAAAAGCACTAGGTGCGGATGGATCTTGCACGATGTCTACCGCGTTAAGAATATAATCGTCATTGACGACCATTGCGTTATTACGCTGGATCAAACTTCCCATACCACGAGTCGATACACCAAAAGTAACTCCGCCATCGAGTAAGCCTTTAACAACTTCTCCCATAGGGGTGTTTAGTATCGATGCTTTGCCCACAATATTATTGCCATCAAATTCGAGGCTATTAATTTTGTGAGAAACTTTATCTAAATTGACGGTCGGACCTTCAGGATGATTCAGTTCTCCAACTGCTCTTCCCTTTGATACCTGATCTGTGTTATACTTACCAAGTGCCTTTTCCATTACTGGCATTGGATATATTCGACCGTTTCGATTCTTAGTCTCTGCCTGAGCAAAGATTCCTTGAATACCGTAATTCTTTTTACCAGTTTTCTTATCCTCGGTAATTAAGAATTCAATATCGTTTTCTACGAATTCTGATATTAACTTCATATTAACCTCTTGGATACGCTATTTTAGTAAAATGCGTTGTTGTAGTGCCTGCATGTATCTCATCGCCTTTTTCTTTTTGTAATACAAAAGCTTGATTTTCGTGTACTTGCATTGTAGCACCGGTTGTAACATTAGTAATTAAATCATCTGCAGTTGCGCAAACATAAACAGTTTGAGCATTTGCCATAGTTGTCTTATTAGCATTTCCGTTTGCAGTAACTTTAGCAGCTAAAGGTCTTATTTCCATTACTTCATTCCCTTATATTGTTTCATAAATTCAGTTGCAGCTTTCTCAGCTTCACGCTGAGAATTATAAGCATCTAACCTATCACCATCAATATAAACAACAAACTTATTCTTTTCATTGTGAATTTTTACAGGCACTCGATTTATCTTTTTATCAAAGACTGCTTTGCCAATCGGTTTACGACCTGCTAATTCTCTTAATTCTGAAAAAGTTCTCATACTAATTGTTATTTATACTTTTTTAATTTTAAACTGCAGCGCCTTCAACTTCTTCATCTTCTTCTGCATCTTCGTCTTCGTCTTCTTCTTCGGTCTCTTCTTCGGTCTCTTCAGTATCATCTTCTAAGTCTTCGTCTGAAGGATCAACTTCTTCTTCTGCAGGTGCGCCATTATAAACTTGGTCCGCCATTCTAACTTTTTCTTGATCCATTAAGTCTGACAATTTAATAGTCATCACTTCACCAAATACTTTATTTGCGTGATTATAATCTTGATCAAGGGAAGCCTTTATCAAATCTTGTATATGATTACTTCCAAATCCTTTTTCTTCTTGATCTGTATTTTCCACGTTCTCGACATTATCCATTATACTACTCCTTGGTCATCGTCTGGTTCTTGCGCCTGAGTGGCAGCAATTTCTTTTTCCATATTCGCAATAGACTCATCGTCCATTAGAAGAATATTCTTTTGTACCCAGCTTTTAGAGAAATATTCTCCAACATACTGTGATACCTGATCTAAACTCTGTATTTTTTCTCTTAATAACTCTGCTTCTTTTAATTCAGCAAAGTGATTGTCTCTTAAGTAATCAACCGTCACTTTATTTTTCCAACTATTCCAGTCATCTTCAGTAATTATATTTTTCATAATTAACTGCTTCTTAAGTATATCATAAAATAAATTAGAAAAACGATTTCTTAATCTATCAATAAACTTTTGAAACTTTAATTCATCACGGCTTATCTCTGTTGCTCTACCTAATGAGAACTGTTGTTCTTGTTCTAACCTATTCATTGGCACATTAAGTGATCTATATAATCTTTTTTGAAAATATATAATATCTTCAATCTGTCCTAAGTTTTCTCCACCAGGCAGCGTTGAAATCTCTGTACCTCTGCCGCCTTCTCTTCTTGGTAACCAAAAGTCCTCGAGCATTGACATGTGTTTACGATCATCTCGTATCTCACCAGTCTTAGCATCATACACTAGCTTATTACGGTACTTCGACATAATATCTTTCATGTATTGCTCAGCTTTACCTCTTGGCAAGTTACCTACATCAATATAAAACATTCTTCTTTCAGGTGCTCTAGCTAGCCTGTAGATAACGAGTGAGTCTTCCATCATTCTCAACTGAGTTATAGGCTTAAGCGCCTTATGAATATAAGAGACAACCTTTTTACGTTGCTCATCTAGAAGACCAGAAGTAATATAGCAAATTGAGTCAAGTGTCATTTTAATGCCTGCATTTTGTGCACCAGGCTTCTCTTGAAAGATATAAAACTCACTTATTTTTTCTACGAGTTTTGCGCCAGTAAGAGGATCTTTCTTACTCTTAACTTGTTTTACTTTTCTCATCTTAGCTGCATCAATATAACGTATTTCTTGAATACCAGCACTTAAGTTAGCTTCATCAACAACTAGGTGATGATATAGCCTACCATCTATATACCATCTTCGAAATATATCATGTCCTAGTTCTTTAAAGTTTAACATATTAAAGATTTTTTCAAACTCTTCAACCATCTGCTTTTTTATAGCATTACTTACTGGAATATTGTCCAAGTTTAATGATACTGAAGGTTTTAATTCGTTAGCGGCTATTGACTCATTTACTATATCTTCAATTGCTGCATCAGTTTCAGGATGCATGGCACTTCCTCGATACTTTAGTATAAGTTGTGCGTTATCTTTTGAGTCATCACCATCCATATTAACATAGTGGCCATAATGAGAGCCAGCTGATGTCGCAGTAACATAACCGGCACCATCGTCGTCTCGTGGCGGAACTGGAGAGGAAAGCGACTTTTTGTCTTTTGCTCTCGTAATTTCAAAACCAAATAATTTAAATGCGTTTTCTGCCATTTATAATTCCTTTATAGTTAGGAGGGCCTGAACCCTCCTACTATTTATTACTTAACTTGTAGTGTCTGTCTCATAGTACTGATAAGCAAATGTTACTGTGAATCTTTCGATCTCATCATTTGTAGCATAGCTTAACTCTATAGGNGACATGTCTTGTGGATATGATCCTCTAAAAGTATACTTCTTTAGAGTATCACCTGACCTATCAAGTTGCTCGACTAACAGATCTGCCTCGTATGCGACAGGAGTTGTAAGACCGGTATTTGCAGAGTGTGCATTCATACCGTTCATCCATCTCTCCATAGCATTCTTAATGGCAAAGTCTGTGTCATTTATTATTGTAACTGTCCAGACATCAAACGTTCTGTCACCTGCCATTTTTAATTGCCTACCACGAAATGGTACAATTATCTGGCCAAGTGTTGATCCCGGTAACTGAGCTGTCTCACATAAGAAAGACGTCAGTTCTGGATCACCATTTGCATATCCCGGAAAGTTTATAGTAGCCTTGAAGAGGTTAGGACGCGCCCCACCGCCTCTTAGCTTTGATTTAAAATCATCTACGCCTAATACTGCCATTTTCTACCTCCTAAACTGTGCCAACGACTTCTTCAAAGTCGACACCCGTTCTTACTGCCACAAAGTTAAGTGTGACAAAGTTAATGGACCTAGCCGGCTTGATGAAGATACTTGCGATAAACTCATTTCTATCTATAACTGCAGGTGTATTGTTCGTAGCATCTGCAACTACTCTGAAATCTGTAATACCACGTCTACCTTTTACTTCACGTAATACTGGCTCAACGATATTGACAAACTCAGCTCTTGTAAACTCATCGTTGAATTCAAAGAGTACCTGTTCTGCAGCTCTTGCGATTGCTCTTTCAAGAACTAAGAACAACCTACGCACATTGATTCTATCAAATGCAGAAGGTCTTGCAAGTTTTGTCTTATCGCCAAAAAGTATTACACCAGCGCCTGGAATGTTTGCAATTGGATTTACACCAGCCTTGTAAAGAGTATCTCTTTGTGGCTTCGTAGGTGTAAATGATATTGAAGTAATTCCAAGATACTGTCCACGTCTTGAACCTGCAGGTGAGAACCATGGAGCTCTATTTAAGTCCGTGGCTGCCATAATTCCAGCAGTAGATGAGGCCGCAGGTATTTCAATAAATTGATCATTATATTTGTCATACACCTTAAGATAATTTCCATCCATTACTAAGTATGAAGATTTAGTAAATGTATCAGCAGTTGCGACGACATTTGTTATTATATCGGATGTTGATGTCACGTTAACAATATCATTTTGAGCAGGTGAAGCAACTACTACGCAGTCTTTTCTTAATGACTGAGCTGTTGCAACTAGATCATTCACAATAGTAGTAGATGCGGATCTTGTTGTTGCTCTAGGTGAAATTATAAAATCAATTTCAACTTGATCTTTATCTTCAAAAAGATCATATCCAGCTAAAATGTTTGCAGTTGATAAAGATGCAACATCCACACCTTGAGTAAAGTTATAATCAATATCGGTGTTAGTAGTTCCGGTTGTCTTTGTGAAGTTATCACCACTATCAATTGTAGTTCCTGCAGCGGCTTTATTTCCTAAAGTATTTTTCATATCTGAATCGAAGTTTATATGCCAAACATACTTCGAGTTTTCATTTAGAATATCTTTTACGTAGAGATTTGATCCAGCCGCATCTTTTGCATTTGAACCAACAGATAAGAAAGCATATCTTTCAAGAAGTGTTCCTTGTGTTCCCGTAAATTTGCCAGTCTTATCTATTATTGCTACGTGTACTTCATCATTGAGTGCATTATTTTTAGCAGCAAAGTCGGATGTTCCCGGAGCAGCATCAAATTCATTTTTATACGCCCACGTTGTAAATGCTGAATCTCCAGCAGAGTGTGGACATAAAGAAACTTGTAAGCTGTTTCCAAGTGCTCCTGGATATTTTGCTACAAACGTATGTTTATCTGAATCTAATGCAGATAACTGTGAGTTAAAATTCGTTTCATTCTTAATAACCTCAGCAGGAGGAGTAGCGGACGCGATTCGTCCAGTAGTTGACACTGCATTTTTTGCAGTACCATCTATAACTCTTACTGTTTGAAGTGCACTTGAGTACTTCAAAAAGAAGTTTGCCTGATGAAACGAAAACGTGGTGGCAGAATCTGGTGAGCCGAATTTTTCGACGAGTTCAGCTTCTGTGCTAAGCTTTACTCTTTCCTCAACAGTTCCCCACCTAGAATTTATTACGATTGCGCCTGTAGTTGACTGGACATTAGGCACGCCACCAGTCAGGTCAATTTCTTTGACAACAACCGCAGGTGATTCGGAGGGTGTAGAGAGTGCCATCTTATTTTCCTTTTATTATGCGATTAACATTACAAGAATATTCAATTGTTATTACCATTATTTATAATATTACAAATCTCTATCATACTCGATAGCCCATGGATGATCATCAGTAGGTTCAATTCTTTTTACTACTTCTGTTCCATCATTAATAAATCCAAACGGGACTATGTCATCTTCAATTTCTTTAAGCTTTTGTTCAAATATCATATCTTTTATATTGATGTCAGTCAGATTAGAAAAGTATGCTGATGACACAAAATACCCAAATAAAACTAAGTTCATGACTAAGTCATCATGGTTTCCTACAGAAGCTTGGAAAGTCTGACCCTTTGCCTCAAAGGTTGATATTTCTAGTATTGTCTGCTCGTCGACAACTTTAAGTTTATTATTTTCTAGTAAGTCTTTTAGTGCACTACAGCCAAGTCTCTTTGACTTACGATTTAACTCAGTTCCTATAGCGTTTGCTTTCACCGCAGACTCAACATGTAGGTTTTCGTATTCTAAATCGTAGTATAATCCATTACATACTACTGAACCCTGATCATTTGACTCAACAATG